CCATCATAGAGAATGGTTGAATCATTGTAGAGATTGGAAGCCTCATAGAGGATTGCCATTGCGACCTCCTACTTACTAAGCCCAGTTTCCATCAATGAGAGAGTCGGTTGATTCGCCAATCTTTTCGATTTCAAAGAATGAGAATTGCGTTGCAATTGTTGATGATCCAGTGGTGGACATTTGAAATTGCGGTGTCAGCGTGGATGCAAGAGTTGCGTGTGATTGAAAGAAGCCTTCAAATTCTGTGACATGAGAGATTGTTGCTGCAATCGATGGGCTGATTTGAGAAGCCGTTGTGACTGTAATTGTTCCCACGCGTGAGGCGGTTGTGGAAAGAACAGCCGGAGTAAGTGGCAAAGTTCTGAAATCATAGTTGAAAGCAACCGGAGCATTGGAAAATGCAAAGAGCATTTGAATGTTGGCTGTTCCAGAAGTGAATGTTGCTGTGAATTTGTAGCGACCTCGGAAGCGGTAAAGCATTGCTGGCTCAATCGAGGAAAGAACGTCGTTTGCAGCTGCAAATGGAGAGACCGGAGTTGTCGTTGTTGCCGCGCCTGAGTTACCAGATGCCACAACCATTTGCTTGGCTGAGATATATCCGCGCCCAGCAGCAGAAGATTGTGCTTGTGTGAAATAAAGTTTGTTTGCATCAAATTCAACTGCACCCTTGAGAGGTGTTGTGAGCGCCGTTCCTGCCGTCAATTGGATTGGTGCAACTGTTGTGCTGGTAGTTGCCGGAACAATTGTGTTGGTTGCAGTAATAACGCCAGCCGAGGAAATGGCAAGAGCATCGGTAGTAGCGCCATTGGTAACAAAGTGAATTCCATTGGCGGTTGTTGTACCAAGAACAAGTTCACCCGTTGTTGCCGCGACATAAGCAGCGCCAGCAGTATTGAGCGAGCCTGAGCCAGTGAAACCAGATGAATTGATTCCAAACTCACCATAGTGAGCCGAGGCCGTTGCTTGATCATTGGAAACTATCAAGTTTGCAGAAGCAGTTGCTCCGGCATTGGTGTTTTGAATTTCTGCCTGAACATAAGAATTGACATTCTCTTGAAGTGTCAAGACATTGCCGGTGTCGGAATACCCCATCGTTCCATGATTGAACGCGCCATTAGCTACAGAAGCGGTTGTTGCAGCAGAAGCCGTTACCGTTCCGGCACTTGGATTGATTGCATCCAAACGCGCTTTGACTGTGGCAGCAGAACCGCGTGGGGCAACACCTAATTCAGTTTCAATCGCAAGGACAGCATCATTCAAATTGTCGTGCTGAGTTGCGTGAGGAACAGAGACAGAATTTAGTGCGTCGGTAGATGTTGGATTGGTAAATGTGTCCAACGATGCTGGGTAATTCGTTGCCATTTACTAACTCCTAATTACGATGCTGTGACTGTAAGTGCTGCGACTGCGATTGTTACTGTTCCAGCAGAACCGCCGGTTGTAACGTTGGGAGAAAGAGCGCCACCGATGTAGTAGGTACCTGCTGTGGATGCTGACCACAATCCAAAGTGAGTAGCAGTTGTTGATGCAGGCAAATTGATAGTCAAGGCTCCAGAGTTTGCAATCGAGCCAGCAGAAGCAGCTGACCAGGTAACAGCGACGCGAGCATAAGCGCCACCTGTAACTTCTGAGGCACCAGTTGTGCCAGGAGTTGCAGTGTGAAGAGAGACAAAGCCCCAGCCTGTTGAGACTAACGCCTGCGTTGTTTCAGTTGATGAGGCCAGAGCCATTTATTTCTCCTTAGTTGAGGGCACATCTGAGCCCAGGGGTAGCTCAGATGTGCTTTGTAGTTTCGATTTGATAACGGCATCGCGAATGTGTGCGTGGTGTCGTTCATCAAGCCAATAGTCTTTGTGATGGGCGCATATGGCGCCGGTGTGGGCGTAGATTTTCACGCCAAGTTGATGCAAGCGTTTGGAAAATAGAAGGTCTTCGCCGAAATAAACGCCGTTGATGGCGCCTTCTATAAACCAACACCAATCTTTACCTTGATGAGTGGTTGCATTTTGCTGAACTAGCTCAAGAACCGAGCGATGGATCAACAAACAGCCTGTTCCACACCCACCAATTTCAATAACAGTGTCGAGTGGATAATCATCAATGCAGGAGAAGCCTCCATCATCGGAATGGCTGTAAATGGTAGGAATTGGGCGCTTGTCGTTGTTTTCAGTCTCAAAATCAGCGAAAACAAGGGCGGAAATGACTTTTTTATCTCTGTCATCAGCTGCTGCACGCAATTTTTGCCATGTTTCTTTGGTCAATCGTTCATCAGAATCGATGAATAAAAGCCATTGGGCATCGGTTTGCTTGAAGAATTCTTGAATAACTTTGTTGCGATTGCGTGTTATTTGCCCTTTTCCTTGCACCTGAATGAAGGAATCAAAGCCGGAATTGCGTACTTTGGCGATGGAAATCAAATCAAGAACGAGATTTGCATCAATCGTTCCATCGTTGATCATGCCAACGCATATGCGGTCAGTTTCTTTCATCGAGTCTCCCCAATGAATCCATGCGAACCTCTGCCGTGTGCCGAACTGACGCAGTTTCAATCAATCCGTTTTCATGCTCAGCAATCAACGCATCAAGTTGGGAAACATCTCCCCCGATGACAAGTGAGCGAGCAGTTTTCAATCCTTCAAGAAAATAGGTCATACATCCCCCGATGTTGTGTAGTAAGAAAGACTGCCCTCATGTTTGTTTCCATGAAACCCTATGAGGGCAGTCATTCAATTATTTACTGACTACTAGAAGCCAGTTTGTACAGCTGTTCCTGTGCCTGTGATGGCAGATACGGACTTGTCGAAGCGATGAGCAAGTGCGACATATCCGTAGAGGCGGTAGCGAACTGTGAGAGACGCAGAACCGACATCAGGGAAGATTCCAGCCTTTTGAGCAGACTCAAAGAGGTATGAATCAGAGAACTTACCGATGAGAATCGGAGCTTGGTTTGTGTTGACTGTCTTTGGAATTGTTGCATCTACATAGACAGGAACTCCTGCGCCGTAGAAACCAACAAGACCAGAAGTCTTTCCAAGGCTTTCAGCTGCTGTGAATGCTGGGTTGAAGCCAGAACCAACTGCTGAGAAAATTGGGCGATTTGTTGTATCAACAAGTGATGACAAGTAGTACCACGTTGATGGAGACATCACCATTGCTTCTGCATTGTCGAAGCGGTTGTTAGCGATTGCTGACAATCCCTTACCTGCTGCGACGATGAAGTTTGCAACTGTTGGTGTTGTTTCTGTCCATGTGATGGAGTTACCTGTGTTCACGCCTTGGTACACAAATCCCTTGAGGGTATTTGATGTTCCTGCTGTGTTACCAGCAACGGCTGTGTTGATTGCAAGTGCGTAGTCATTCATGAGATCGCCAACGATGATGGAGTCCATGTTGATTGGGCTCTGCTCAAGAAGTTGGATAGATACGTCATTGTAACCAGCAGCAGTTTCAACACTTGATGTCACATAAGCGGTGACCAAATCGCGTGTTGTTGCTGTTGCGTTGTTTCCACCTTGTAGCGCAACCTTTGTACCGGTTGTGATTTGTGGAATCTTGACTGATGAAATGCCATCAGCAAGAGCAACGTTGGTTGCTAGGTTAGCGATAACGCGCTTTGCACGAGCATAGGGAGCGTAATCTGAAAGCAAGTATGCTGGTGGAGTAAATTCGCCACCTGCTGTTGCTGTTGTTGAACCAGAACGGTTTTCGCGAGCATCTTCTGTTGCATGGCGGCGTAAGCGATCCCATGCACCTTGGTCATTGCGAATCTGAGCCTTGAACAAGTCAAGAGACCATGAATTCTTCTGGTCGCGGTCATATGTACGAGCTTCTGAGGTTACAACTGCGCCACCAACAGATGAAACACCTGCTGCTGCCTTTGCTGTAGCTACTTCTGCTGCACGCTTTTCAACTTCGGTTGCTGTCTTGATTTTTGCATCAAGTGAGCGAACCTCTTCAAGAGCGGTTTCAGCTGCGACAAATGATTCTGATGTGCCTTCTGCTACAAGAGCATCGGCATTAGCAATCAAAGCATCGCGAGTTTCAACCATTTTGTCAGAAATTGACATTGGTTATTCCTTTGCGGATTGATGTTTGAATCGCCGAGGCATACGCGTCAGGGATAGCCCACGCAGATAGCGTGGAAAGTTAGGTGTTACTTACGAAGAGAGGCGAGTCGTACTTTCAACTCAAGTTGCTTCTTTCGTATATCAAGTGCTTCATCCTCAGCTGAACGCATGCCAACAGTGGTTGATTCGTATGCTGGAGAATTCACAACGGAAATTTCATAGATGGTGCAATCGGTAATGGTGCGAACTCCCCCGTCACGGCTTTCACCGCCAGGGTTGATACTGAAAGCAAATGACATTTTGTTCACATCACCACGAGTGAGGGCAGATGCCAACTCAGCAGCGCGAGGATTTGATGGGTCAAGATTTGCTTCCATACGAAGACCAACTGCATCTTGCGAAAGTTTCAAGGTTCCAGAGGCAGTTGAGGCCAAAGGAAGTTGCTCTGCATTGTGATTGACAAGCAAGAAAATGGGATCAGCAGAATCAAGTGAACGCGTAAATGCTCCTGGAGCAATCTTCTCGCGGAAATTCAGATTCTCTGCTTCCTGGTCAAACGTTGCGGCATAGCCAGCAATTTTGAGTGAACCATCATCGGTAGCAACTGAACGAACCTCAGCTGACATCGTGATGCGTTCTGCGGTTGCTAGCAAACTCTTACGCTCTTCGACCATTAGGGATTCCTCACGCTTTTCTTGTGGTGGTGTATCCCCTGAATTCATCTCGGCAGGTGCTTCGCCTTCAACAGCATCAGTAGCTGCATCGACATCATCAAGACCAAGCAAGTCTTGTAGTGCGTCAAGTGCTGTGGTGATGACTGTGAACAAGTCGGCGGCTGTATCTTCCACGCCATCTCTTTTCTCTGTCATAGTAAATCCTTTCGTTGCGGTAATTGCCCGCTCTTCAATGGCACCAAGGATGCGTTGTGACCATTGCTGGCCAGCATCGCCAATCCATGAAGCGCGGATAAGCACCACATCTTCAAAGGTCAGTGGTGAGGAGATAGCAAGTGCTATATGTGAATTGTTTTCATACTCTGATTGCACCGCTTTTGGTGCTCTGTATTCGGCGGCCATTAGGCGTTCGGATCAACGAGAGGTGGGACGGGATTTTGTTCAGCACCCAAAGAAGGTAAATCTCCGCCGGCTGTTGGCTTACCCATAAGTGACTGATTGAATACATCGCCACCTTCATAAGGGTCTTTGCCTTCACCAACGCGAACTTCATTTGGCGTGGTTGCTCCCATTGCAATATTCAACTGATTCACACGAGCACGACTCAAAGCATCAGCTCTAAGAAGTGATGAGGTATCAAATTCAACATCGATGCCATCGGGCAAGACTCGTGAGAGTGCTTGTTCGATACGAGCCAAATATGGTTGAACAGAATGCACAAGATAGTTGAGCGATGCTTGCTCAACGTTCTGATAAGTATCAGAAGAACCTTGAGCGCCAATCAAGTGCGCTGGGATTCTAAAGATACGAGAAATATCGCGAACTAATTGCTCTTTGGTTTCAATCATCTGTTGATCTGCAGCTGATGTTGTAATCGGTTGGAAAGTCATTCCATCAGATAGGACAGCAGGACGGCGATGTCTGCGATGAGCAGCAGTCCAATTTTCCTTGACCAAATCTGCCTGGTCACGGGTCAGCTTTCCTGGCTGAGTCAAGATGCCAGAAGGCGTAGCGCCCTCTCCATAGAATTGAGCCAGATGACGTTCCATCGCAAGAGCCAAACCAAGAAGGTTTCGGCTTTGGTTGATGGGTGAAATACCTGTCAAAGATTGAGGCGGTGTGTACCAACGTTGATGCAAGACATTGTTAGCGTCCAACGCTGAACCAAGGTGGCGATATTCACGGCCATTCAAGGTTTCATCTGCTCGAACCTGCATCTGATACGGATGAAGATTGGTGATACCAATAACGTTTTGATACTTATCGCGAGAGAGGAAGGAGTATGAGTTTCCGTGAAGTGCCAACGTTGATACAAATTGATGAATCAATTCATAGGTGTTGGATTCAGGGTCGGGATACTTGAGCACATCTGGAAGCTCTACTTCTTCGCGTTTCCCATTTCCTAACTTCCTTACTGTGCGGATTTTCATCGCTGCAACAGTGTCGGCAAGCAAAGAGACACAACCTAGGACTGTTGAAATTCCTAAAGCGGAATATTCATCAACCGGCTCACCTGAGAAGGTGTTGAGGTAGGACTGTCCGTAGAGTTGGGAAACAGAGCTGTTGGTTCCGTTGAACTGGGCAATGCCCTTCTTGAGAAGACTCATCTAGCCACCAAATAACTGCCAGCAATAGTGAAGACACCTGCGGCGATAAGAGCAGCGCCGGTGCCAAAGCACATAGCGATACCGAATGAGATTAGAAGTGCCCCTGTAATTTCAGCAATGGTGGTGAGGATGTCATTGAGCATTAGTCCTCTTTCCAAATGTCATAGACAGGAGGCAACGTGCCACCTTGTCCGATCCAATAACTTGCGCGTTCAAGTGCCATCACACTGGCCACTGCCATATCGATGCGACGTTGTGAGCCACGTTTTTCTTTTGCAAGGCGTGAACCACGAGAGTCAACCCGAAGCGTGGCGTTGGCGATGTGGCGGGCTAACTGAGCATCGCCATTGTGGGTGATCTGTTTATTGACCACCGCTTCGAAGAAGCGTGTGGTTGCCGGAGTCATGCGTGATGAAGTTTGTGGGAATGTGACTACGGGTAAATTCTCTTCTTCAAGAACTTGAAAAGTACGCGCCCAGCGATAAGGGTCACAAGCAATTTCCAAAACTTGCCAACGTTTAGCTGCATTGCGAATTGCCTCCTCAACTTCTAGGACAGGAACTTGCCATGAGGCATCGGCCTCATCAGGCTTCTCCCATACTGCGACGGGAATGATGTGTGGAACTTCGGTACATGAGACAGCGACAATCGCTGTGCAGTCTCCGTTGAATGAACCATCAAAGCCAAGAACGACATCTGCGCCATCTTCAATTTCATGAGAGTCAGCGAGTAAATCCCATGCTCCGTGAGGAAGCCATGTGTCAGAAGTTGCAACCCATTGATTGCATCTCTTGGTTCTAAATTCAGATTCAGGAGTTAGCTTCAATGATGAAGTGAAAGAATCCTTGGAAACGATGTCACCATATCCAGGATTACTTTGCATCCAAGTTGATTCCAACGTGTGACTTGCATTGGGGTCAGAAGGTTCCCACCATGAGAAGAAGAATGTTGGATCATCGATTTCACCCGATGCAACTTTCTTTCCGTACTCATACAAGGAATGGCAGATAGTTGGTTTGCCATCGTTGCCAGTCATGACACCGGCGGTTGTGATGGCAACTAGCATGCCTTCTTTGCGGGCTCCCATTGATAGGGATAGAACGTCATACAACTCGCGGTCTTGCTGTGCATGCAATTCATCAAAAGCAACGAATGTTGCGGACAAGCCTTCTTTGGTAAAGGCTTCGGAAGATAAGGCTCGATAGGTTGAGCCGTTCTTCGGATTGTAAATGCTGTCTTTGTAGACAGTCAGGAATTCAGAAAGCAAAGGTTGATTCTTGACCATATCGCGAACAGTGTTGAAAATAATCTTGGATTGCTCTTTATCCGCAGCTGCTGAATATGCCTCGCCACCTGACACACCAAAGATGAGGTGCTCAAGAACGAGAGACGCAAGCCAAGCAGATTTGCCGTTCTTACGGCTCACACCAATCAAGGCACGGGAATGAGTCAAAGTGCCATCTGCTTTTTCAGCATAGAGATGACGAGTCAATTCCTTTT